GGCAGCGTTGACGCTGCGGGCGACATACGCGGAGCCGAGAATGGGCGATTTCATTAGTAGTTGCCGGCAAAGATGCTGTAGCGCTGCCGAGTCGCCACGATGCTATACGGCATGGACATCACGTCATCAGGGTTATTGACGCGCTTCAGATTGCGCTTGCTGGTCATGGCGATACGCTGCACTTGCGGCGAAGGTTCTACGCCAAACTCCGGCGCCATCTCGCACGCCAGGTTGTAAGTGAACGCGCGCAGGTAGCCCGGAGGAAACACGAGCGGGGTCGCCAAGAGCGCGGGCTGCGTCAGATCTTCCACGGAGACAAAATGCCACTCCAGATCGCGGAACGGCACCGGGTAGATGGACATCTCGACATCGGGATATGTCATGTTTACGAAGACCACCTGCGGGTAAGTGCTGGTGACCGTCTTGACCGCAATGCCGTTGTACTGCTGCTGGTTGATAAACTTTATGCCGTAAGAGACGTTTGTGGACGGGTCCCGAAAATAGGTGCTGTCGTCGAAGTACACCGGCCGATTGCCAACAAAATCGCCTGTCGGCCCTAGTGTCCGGTTACGTTGACTTGCGGGCCATGTAAACGTCTGCTCTTGCATCGAGAATACAGACAGCCGTTCAGTGTTCCAGCTGTCGATCATCTGGTTGAGCGCCGTCAGCGCGTCCTGCGACGTCGCGGCTGAAGGCGTTTCGCCTTCGGCTAACGCGCCGAGGAGCCTCAAGGCTCGGTTGATCTGATCGCCCGCTGTCGCCATGCGTCGTCTCCGGGGTGAACTCTTCCCACCCGTTCTGTGTGTCGTACTGCGCTTCCAGATCCATTGTGGCGACCTTCGTGCCGTGGACCGGGTGCCGCAGATAAATTACCGCCATTTTTCACCTGTGGGAAGGGCCAGGCGGCCCGTAGGCCGCCCGTCATAAGATATCAGGACACTGAAAAGTTAAGCCGGTAGACCGGGAACGTAACCGTGTTGGCCAGCGTGCCCGTAGCAGCTGCGCGGATGCGCAACCGGTCGCCTGCGGCGACGACGAGATTGGCCGCCGTGCCGTTCAGTGTCAGCGTGCGCAGCGTGTTGGCTGCGAGCGCCGCGCCGTCCGTCGCCTTGGTCGTGTTAGCGTCCGTAGCCGCCAGCATGGTCGCTGAACCCGCGCCCGCCAAACCAAGGTTGGTGACGCTGAACGTGATATAGTTGGAGTCGCTTGCCGTAAGGGCATCGACGCCAGAGAACTGCGCAGAAGTAAGCACGCCTGCCGCGGGCGCAATGACGTACACGTCACTGTTGCCTGTGGTGGTAATGGTAGCGCCTTGCTGGCCGACGACCACGCCGGTCGCAATGTTGGACAGAACCCGCGAGGTACTGTCAATGGTTGCGCCTGTGATAGTCGTGCCGCTGGTCAGGGCCGGGTCGGAGTAAGCGACGCCGACCGGTTTGGTGTCCGGCATGTGATCCACTCCAGAGTTAGTGGACGGCCCGCAGGCCGTCCGAAAGTTGGGTCAGGTTACGCGGTAGAGCGTCCAAGCAGTCGCGGACGTTTTGCGCGCGATCAGCTGGGCGCCGGTGGTAACCGGAATCGTCATCGTGAGCGAGCCTGTGACGGTCCAGCCGGTGCCCGCGGCAATAACCGCCGTGCCCGACGATGTGCCGAGGTTGACCACGCGGAACGAGAACGTCGTGCCGATGCGATCAGAGTTGACGAGCGTCGCTTCTAGGTCGGCTACAGTCGGCAGCGTATAGGTCTGCGTGGTCGTGACGCCGCTGTTGGCGAGGATCAGGCCGTTCAAAACCTGCGCCACTGTGAGCGTAGCCGTTGCGGTGACGGACACGGGGGCCGAAATGAGGTCGATGATCGGGTCATTGACATTGCCATCGCCGAGCTGATAGCCGCCGGCGCCGTTGGGAAGTGCCATAGTTTTTACTCCTGTAGAGAGGGCAGAAGCGGCGGCCTGTGAGCCGCCGTCAAATTGTGGTTAGCCCCAGAGGCGCACGGCCATCTGCGGACGGATGACGCTGTAGCCATAGAGGACGTCAATACGACACGGCAGGCGGTCGTTGTTGATGTCGTACTGGCGCACAATACGCAGCGAGATTCCATTGTGGACCTGCCGCGAGGCCATATCGACGCCCTGCGGCATGAGCAGGTCGGCGGTGGCGAACGCAATAGCGTCCTTGTGGTAGATCAGGTTCTGCGGGTACTGCGTCGAAGGCGACCCAAGGAAAGTGACCGTCTTGCCGGACTGCGGCAGCGTATCGACCGTGGCCAGCGCGTTCGAAGCCGAGTACATCGCGGCGACCGTGACCGTAGCGGTCGTAGACGCGGTGACGTCGGCCAATGCGACAAACTGGAACAGCGAGCCGGTGCTTTCGCGGGTCTGCGGGTTGACCGCGTAGCAATCGGCTACAGTGAACACGTCGCCAGCCTTGATCACCGTCGAGCCAAGACCGGTGATGACCAGGCTGGTCGCGCCTTCGGTCGTGACCGCAGCGTTCATGGTCAGCGTGCCCGTACGCGAGCCTGTCGTGAACTGCTTGATCGACTGAGACATGTTCAGCTCGTCGTAGCCGAGGATGCCTTCGCCGAACATGCCGTTCTTGAACTGCTTGGAGATCGCCGAAACCGGGTTAAAGAGGCCCTTCATGCCCTCGATCAGCGCGGCGTTGGCGGCCGGGTTGACGGTGGCATAGCGGGGCGACATCACAGCCGCGTTTTCGTTCAGTTTCTGCTGGGCCTGTAGAAGGACCAGCGAAGTTGCCGGCGTCGTGCCGGGCGTGCCGACCGAGTTGCCGATGAACCGGAACGAGTTGGCGACGTCGGCGTCGATGGACGCGGCGAGCTGCGAAATACGCGGCTTGAGCACGCGCTCGGCAAAGTCATCCAACTGCATGGTAAGCTCGGCGGTCGTGAAGTTGACGCCGATGTGCTTTTGGCTGGAGACGGCGAGCGTGGTGTACTGCTCGTTGTCGTCCTGCACTTGAAGCGCCGCGCCGTCCGTAACCAGTGCGCGGTCGGGCAAACGGATACGGAGAGTGGAGCCAATCTTGGCGCCTTCGACCGCAAAGCTGTCGTCGTACTGACGGTTCACGGTGCGGGTGATGACGAGGTTGTTCTCCAGAATTTCCAGAGCCTTCCTCGTGATCATGTCGATAGTAAGAATCGAGTTAGACATTGCTCAAGTACCCTATCTACGTTGAGCCTCCAACTTCCTGGTCTGGCGCTGACGCTCGGCTTCAATCCATTCCGACGTGCTCATGGTTTTCAGCGAGCGGGGGTCGGTGGTGTCGTAAGCAGGAGATCCTGCCGTGCGAGCCGCAACCGGAGCTATGGGAGCCGGGGCGGTTGAGGTTTTCTTGACCGGCGGATTGGCGGCCAACTTGGCCTCAATCTTACCGATCTCTCGCGCTTGCAGGATAGGCGGCAGGTTGGCGATACGTCCGGCCTCCTTCGGGTTGGACCCTAGCCAATAGATGACATCAGGACCAATCTCGGACGCCTGAATTGTCTGCGCCATCACGTCAGTTACCGGAAGATTCGGGTTGTAGGCGACCTGTTCAAAGTCGTCGTACTTGCCCCGTGCATCTTCTTCGCGTTCGTGATAGGCCGACAAAAACTCAGACTGTTGCCGTGCAGCATCCCGTTGAGCCAAAAGCTCTTGAGCCTTTCGTTCCGCCAATGCTTCGGCGTATGCCTGTGCATTTTCGAAATCGTTAGGCTCGACGGGCGGCAGTGCTGCGCTTGCGCGGGAGGCACTTTGCTGCTGGGCAATTCGCTGGGCTTGCTCGCGTTCCCATTTCCGCTGTTCTCTGGCAAGGCGCTTGCCGACGATGGCGTCCAATTCTTCTTGCGTGAAGGTCTTGGAGGCTTCGGTCGTTTGTCCTTCCGGCTTAGTTTCTTCAGGTGCAGGCGCTGCCGTGGTTGCCTGTTCTGGCGCGGACGTATCCGCTAGGGTGTTCAGAGCTTCATCGCTCATAAGGTTTCCTTTCGGACCCGGTGAACCTCGCCGGTACGGTTAGAGAACATTTGACCACAGTTTTACGGCGCAGTCAATTATGCAAACCTTGTCAACCCTTCAGGATACGGGCCTGCGTCTGGATCAGCGCTGGACCACGCGACGGTCACACCCGGCTGATCCGGCGGCAGTGGCGCGGAGCCATTCCAGCGTAAAGCGACCCAATACAGGCCATCCGTCACCGCTTCAGGGGGGTTCCCGGCGGCGTAATGGCGCGCCCCCTGATCGGCAAGCACCCATTGGGTTCCATCGGCAAGAGTGCCTTGCGTGCGCAAGGTGCCGTCATCATAAATCAGCCCAAGAGCATTAAAGGCGGCGTACATCGTGCCCTTGTCCGGGGCGGATAAAGCAAAGTCAGTCATGCCGTCAAAGCCTGCAGTTGAGCGTTGGTAAGACGAGTATTGTAATATTGCAAACTTCTCCAATGACCGATCATGGTGACACCTGTTGTTCCGCGGCGACCAAATACGATCTGTGTCATCGTTGTTGCGGGCATTGCCGCACTGGCCGATCCAGTTTGCAAAGCATTTACGTTTGCAACAGCTGCAGAATCATTAGCCTTTACAGCAAAGGCAATTTTTACTGCAGCCCCGATGCCAACGGTTCCCGTGTTTAAATCAACGGTGCTTGCTGCCCCGCTTCGAACACGACATCTTGTAGAAACTGAACCCGTCGATCTAACATCTATCTGATTTGCTTGACCGGTAGTTCCATCATCCACGCAAAAAAGGGTGGAGTCTGAAACCAAATTTGTTGAATCAAATTGGAAAAAGAACGTCCCCTCCAACTGATTGTAGAAGGAGCTTATTGTTGGAATAGTCATGACGTCTTCGGAACGAGTTACGCTTTGATTAGTAGACAACATGGCCGAAGATTTTGTTGCGGCAGATACTCCGTTCTCATTCATTACATAATCGACAGCAATCGCGTCTCCCGAAGTCCGAACGCGAAAACCAAAAATTGGATTCGCTAAAGTTTGCAGAGTTATATCCACGCGCGTCCAATTATCAGTTACAGTAACGTTGCTCCAAACAGTCCCGTTGTTTGTTGTCATATCAATAAGGCCTGTTCCGCTGATTCTTTTAACGTAAGCAGACATGATCCTTATTGAACTTGCCAAAGTAACACTTTGCAAGCATGTCGCATTGGCTCCAGTTGCTGTCAAAGAGCTGGCTGAATTTGAGACACCATCTATACCAATTTGATCTCTTACTGCGGTGCAGCTTGTTTTTACCCAGACAGCATTGCTTAGATCCCTGTTCCACAACGCAATATTTGTCCGGGTAGGCTCAAGCAATATGCCCAGCGATGCGAGTGTTGTCGGATTGTAGTCGAAACGAGGGCCATAATATACAGCGCTCGTTGTTATGACTTGATCAACGGAACGAGCAATAGTCTCGTAAGTCACAGCCGAATAGGTTGCCGCGAACACATGGAGATTGTTTCCGTTTGCCCAGCCTGTAGATCCGTCGCCGATAGAAAAGTTTGCGGCTGCGGAGGAGAGCCAAGACACAGGCAAAGAGAATTGTTGCCACGTCGTAGTGACAGTGATCGTGGTGGTTGTCGGGTTGGGGCTGACACCAGCCCCGTCAGAGCCAATCACAAGCGAGAATGAAGACCCCGTCGCCGACTTCAGCCAGATCCCCATCAAGCCATTCCCGCCCGACGCCGGAGTGGTTATAGCCTGATGTACCTTCGGATTTGCGCCAGACGGCTCCAGCAACCACGCATTCGTGCCGCCAAGCGGATCAGGATAACCACTGGTCGGCGTAGAGACATTTGATTTGACCCACGAAGCATCACTGAAAGTGTTGCTGTAGATAAGCAGATTGTTCGGGCACCATGTATATTTCCCAGTGCTATCAAACAACATGCCTAACGAAGGCCGCGAAAAAGTAACTGCGCTG